AGGCAGCGGCCATCGGGCATCACACCCCAGAAGTCGCCTACCACGCGGGAGCAGGGCCGGGCATCGACCACCCGACCACCGCGACGGATGATCTTCCATCCAGTGTGGATCCGCTGAACGAAAGGTATCCCGAACCATGAGAGGCGCGAGCGAACCTGCTGCTCGGCCAGATCTCCAGCGCGTTGCGCCTTCCGGTTCTTGGTCGCGGTCCCGGTCGGGACCACCTGCTGTTGCCAGGGCCAGGGACGATTTATAGGCATTGCCGATATTGACATACTGCGTCATGCCGCACAATGCCCAGCATCACAACTGGTCGCCGGTCCGAGGTTCCCCTGCAGGGGTGCGTTAGGAGGGCAGCTGTGCAGGGGAAGCCGATCTGGCCGACCGTCAATCCCGCAACGCCCGCCGTCCACCACGGCGGGTTGTCTGTTTCAGGACTCATCCATGGTGCGGTGGATGGTCAGGATCTTGTCGAGGCCAGGGATCTCGCGGATCAGCTGGCGAGCGATGTAGGCGCGATGGTTGTTCGGGATCTTGAACTCTTCCATCGTGTTCCGCGACACGATGAACTCCCACCGGATGCGCTCAGTGAGCATGGCGATGCCGATGCGATGCCCACGCGCCAGGGCGGTCAGGGCAAGGCGACGATAGACATCCATGGCGAGCGGGTGATCCTTCATCCATCGCTCGGCGGCTTCGCGATGGTTCATCGCTCGGCCCTCCGCACCACTTCATCGTGGAACATGCGGGCGATCTCATGCGCGGCCATCTTGAGCCTGACCAGGGCCATGATGCGACCGGGGCCGATGGTGTCATCCTCGCGGTCCACCATCTGATCGGTGATCTGCTGCTCGTAGAATTCAGCGCAGCGCATCCCATCCAGAACCATCTGGATGTTCAGCTGGGCGAGAGCGCCACCGCAATCATCGCACCAGACATCGGGCATGTTGGTCGGCTTGCAGCACTTCGGGCAATTGAATGGGCGATCACCCACGGCGTTCCCCTTCCTCGTAGGCGCGGTCCTGGGCCTCTCGGCTGACGCCCATGCCATTGCATCGCTGGCATGGACCACCGGAGCCATCGCCGCGCTCGACCAGATCGATCACTCCGCGACCCTCGCACCAGACGCAGGCGCTCTCCTGCGAGAGTTCGACCAGGGAGGGCAGGCGCTTCTGCCAGGGGAGATACAGGCAGATGTTCGTCAGGGCGCTGCCATCGGCTTCGATGGTGATATTGGCGGCGGTGAAGCCCTGCCCGCCATGCTTCGGCGGGAAGTCCTGGTAGGTGACGCGCACCTGCTTCACGCGATGTATCGCGAAGGCGCTGGCGGCATTGATATGGTTGATTGGATCAGACATAGGTTCTTCCTTTCGATGGGTTACGGTTCTCGTGGAGCATGGATTCAACCAGGGAGAGAGCGCGGCCGCGCTCGGATTCTATGGGTTTGGGATCGTGGCCTGGGAAGCATCGCTGCCACGCCAGCAGCCGGGCATGGGCGTCGATGAGTTCAGCGATCGTCTGCTCGGGACTCACAGGATCTCCGCCAGCGCGTTCGCCTTCGCCCAGCGGGCTTCGTCGCTGACCGGATCCCGCGGCTTCATCTGGATGGCAGGCGAGGGCGGCGGCTTCGGGATCCAGCCTATCATCGCGATCTCCAGCATGAGCATGCGGTGATGATCTTTGATATCGTTGGCGACCATCACCGGGCTGCATCCAGGGAAGCGGTCGAGAATCTGCTGCCGGGCCTCCATGGCATCGGCTTCGATGTCGATGCGCCGAGCCTTGACGCGGGACAGGTATCGATCCGGTGAGGCCAGGAAGTCCATCAACCAATCGCCAGCCTTCATCCGCCAGAGGCTCCGCTTCCTGGCGTACTCGACCCAGGGCATCGGGTCGGCATCTGGGTTCAGCTTGTAGGCCTTCCGCACCTGGGCGATCTCGAGTGGATCCGTCTGCGGTGGTGGCTTCCGATCCTGGTCTTCCTGGTGGTGGTTGGTGCGCCTCATGGTTTCGCCTCGCTGATGGGAACGGGAAGACCGGCCCGGCGATAATCATCTGGGTCGGGTTGGAAATGCTTTGCCAGCCAATCGGCAACCTCGGCAATGAAGATCCTGCGCTTGCCGGCTGGCCGGGCAGCGGCGACCGGGACCAGGGCGGTCAGAGCCTCCTGCACCCTTGGGAACTCGTAGAGCCTCAGAATGGCATGCGCCCGCTCCCGGTCATCGCCCAGGATTATGAGGGCCGGGAAAAGGACCTGGAGATCGGCCAGGGATGGGGGTGGGAGGCCCGGCAGGAAACGCGCTCCTGGGCGATCCTGGGCAGGATCTCCCTCGCCCCCCATCCTGGGGCCATCTAGGAATAGATCGTCGGAGCCTGGGCATGCCACGCTCGGCGCATGGGGGTTCTGGATCCTCCCTCCCTGGGGGATCGGAGGCATCGGAGGCTGGGGGGCAGGTGGAGGCGAAGCCTCCGCCGGGGGATCTTGTCTTAACTTGTCTTGCCTTGTCTTGTCTTGTCTTGGCTTTGCGTCAGCTGGGCGCTCGCCCTGCTCGGGTTGAGCCGATGCCCTACCGACGCCCTGCCCTGGTTGAGCAGACGCCCGACGATGCTTGGCCTGGGTCGCCAGCCCACCATTGCGAGCCTGCAGATGCTTACGTTCGTGGAATGCTTCAGCCTCGGCCAGCATCTCCTGCCCGAGCAGGTAGGCCTCGACCGCAAGTGGATCATCGGTGGGTGGTGGGTCAGCATGAATCGCTCCCTGGAGCAGCCAGCGGATGAAGCGACCGCAGGATGCATCGTCCATCCCTGGTCGATGAAGACGGGCGGGCAGAGTGACCAGATCGATCTGGACATATCGTTGCATTATGGGATCCGATTGGGTGGGAAGTGGATCGATAGGTGGGCCGGGTTGGGAATCAACACCGGCCCACCCATCACGATCAGAACGGCGGCTCTTCGCCACCGGATTGACCGACATCCGATTCCGCCTCACGCGCCGGGCTGCTGGGCCTTCTCGGAGCAGGCTCCGAAACGGCACCTTCCGCATGCGAAACGGCACCATCGCGGCTACCCAGCAGGGTCAGCTGTTCAATCACCAGCGCGATCTTGCTACGCTTCTGACCATCCTTCTCCCAGGTGTCGAGTTTGAGCCTGCCCATCACCGCCACCTGCTTCCCCTTGCCGCAGTACTGGCAGATGATCTCCGCCAGCTTGCCCCAGGCCTCGCCGTCGATGAATAAGGTTTCCTCCTGCTTCTGCCCGTCCTTGGTCCAGCTGCGCGAGATGGCGATGCCAACCTTGGCGACCGCCTTATCGTTCGCGAGGTAACGGATCTCAGGGGCGCGGGTCAGGCGACCGGTCGCGGTGAAAATATTGATATCGCTCATTTGTTACCTTCGATGTTGGATGTTTGGTCGTGATGCGAACGCCGGGAAAGACATTCCTCAACACGCAGGTCCCATGACTCGCGTTCATTCGGGCACAAGAAACCCCAGCGGCGCATTATTTGTTGTGCCTCGAATACAAGCCTCTTTGCCTCGTCGCGCTGGCGCTGCATCCCATCAAGCTGGGCAATCAGCCGATCAATGACGTTACATAATACTGGGATGATGGCTGGATCCGTTGATTTGCGGGCCTCTTGTAGGTCTATATCGGTCATGGCTGGCCTTTGGCGTTAGCCTTGCTTGCCTTGACGGTGTAGGCGATCAGAGCGGACTCGCTGATGCGGATCGTGCGGTATCCCAGACGGATCGCCGCCAGCTTCCCGGTGCGGATCAATTCGCGAACCTTGTCCTGGCCGACGCCCAGGCGCTTCGCGACTTCCTCCATGGTTAGGTAAATATCGTTCACGATAATACCTCCCATGGCGCGGGTTCGATGGCGGGCGCATCCTGCTTCGCGATCATCCAGGCTGGCGTGGTCAGGACATCCAGGCTCTCATCGTGGTCGAGCGGCCATTGATTGACCCGGTACGCTTCGGCCAGCTTGTCGAGATCCAGTTCGTTCTGTTCCTCACCGATGTCGAGCAGAGCGGTGTCGATCTGGACCGGACGGCAGCGATGGCTCCCGGTCTTCTCCAGAGCAATGAGGAAGACGGGCAGCTGCTTGCCGATCTCATCGCGCACCAGCTTGCGGTAGAACGCCATCTGCCGGTGGTAGCCGTAGCTGATCGCCTCGCGCTTGAACGCATTGATATCGTTCGTCCCCTTGGGATCTGCGATGGCCCAGGCGTCTGCCAGCTTCGCGCTGGTCGAGGCCAGCCAATCGATCCTGCCCTTCACCGGGACCGAGAATCGTTCGTCGGTCTGGGAGATCGTCAGTTCGCACCAGCCGCAGCCGAGCAGCCGGGCCGCATGTTTATTCGCTCGCATATTGCGACCGATGGCGACCGCCGCATCCCACTCATCTTGCGAGAGGATCTGCTTGCCGGTCTGCGCGGCTCGCCACTCCTGGCAGACGGTCGCATTCCAGCTCCAGGGTTTCTCCACCAGGGGCGCATCCTTCGCCTTGCCATCCTTACCTTGGTAGGTGGCGGGGTGGACGATGAACTGCTTGGCGAAGACTTCCTCGCCCTCCAGCCCGTAGGAGTGATAGGCGCGGCCCAGGGTCATCCAGGGCGCATCGGTCTGCGGCGGCATGGTCTGGGCGACATGCTTCTCGTAGTAGAAGCGCGGACCCTTTTCGATGAAGTCGCGCAGGCGGTGGAAGGTGATGCCCGGCTCGGCGTGGTATTGCCGGTCGGGCAGATTGGCGGAATGGATCGCGGGCATGGGTCAGGCTTTCCTGTTCGGGGTGGAATCGTTGAGAGCGCGGATCGCGACCAGCTGCTTGCGCCAATCGGCGTTCGCCTTGCGGAGCGCGGAGATCTGGTGGGCGGCTTCATCCTTGCCCATCTTCTCGGTCAGCGCGGTGGTCAGGTGGTCGAACTCCAGCTTGGCGGCGGCGGCTTCCTCGGCGCTGGTGCGGCTGCCGCTCGCGGGCTGGGGCGGTGAGGCCGGGCGAGCCTGGGCGGGAGCAGGAGCAGGCCGGGCCGGGGCCGGGCGCTGGGTCGCTCCCTTCACTTCGTTGCCATCGGCTTCGTTCGCATCGTCATCCTCATCGGCGGCGATGGCGAGCAGGCTGGTCAGACCATAACGACGAGCGTAGGTGATCGCGCTGCCCATCGCTTGGTTGCCGGTGCGCTCCACGGTCAGCGGGACATCGGTTGCGATCCATTCGCCGCTAGCGTGCAGGAGCATGGTCCGCATCGCCAGCCGCTCGCCGTCGCGCTCCAGCGTCTGGATGATCGACAGGGTATGCTTTGCCAGGATGGGGCGCAGCCCGTCGAGTATGGAATCGAGGGTCGCGTAGGAGAACGAGTATGGCCTGCCCTCGCGAGGCTGGACCGTCACTTCGCGATTGCGATGCGGGTTGGTGATCTCGGCCTGCGCGGCGGCGAGGGCCGCGGCAAGCGCGGCCAGGGTGGGTGATGCGTGCATGATATCCTCCGTATGGGTGGGAATGAATGGGCTATGGCATGGAATGGCTGTGAATCAAGTCAATCCTTGGCGGAGCCGCCAAGCGCCGATGGAATTACAGAAGGCGCGGACCGCCACTTCGTAGTCGGCTCGCCTCGCCTGCTTGAACGCGAGGCGGATGGTCGGCCTGCGGACGCTGCCGCTGGTCGCCATCTGGATCAGATCGCATAACGCAGCGTGGACATCTGGATCAGCGAGCGCACCCCGGTTCGCTGGGACGAAGACCATGGCTGTCCGCATCGCGATGCTCGCCTGCGGGCAATAGGGGTGACCGATCAGCGGCAGGCGCTCGCTCATGGGATGTACCAGCGGACGATGAGATCGACCGCAGCGCCCAGGGCGATGCCCAGGCAGAGCCACGGCAGGCAGAAGCGGATCAGCTGGCGGCGGGTCATTGCGCCTTCTCCCAGGAGAGGATCGTCGGGTACTGGTCGATGATCTGCTTCGCGGCGATGATATTGCCGAGCGCCCAGCGGCGGCGGAGTTCATCGGAGTCGATGTTGTCCTGGTGGATCATGTCGCCCAGGTGGGCGATGGCGGAGCGCAGCTGGTCGATGGCGATCAGCGCGGCTTCGCGGGTGATGGGATGGTCGGGCATTGGTCCTCCGGTCGGGTTGATTGGTGCGACGGATCCATCCTGCCATGCGTGGGCCATGGCAGGCAGGAACCGACGCTTGCCCTAGGCGGCGGTCGCGAGCGCCATGGCCTCGCTCCAGATGTCGGCCTTCGTCCTGGCATCGTTGCCCATCACGGCACGGTAGGCGCGGCTGGCAGGCGAGCGGGCCGGGGCGAAGTGATCGACCCATTCCACCGCCGCCTGCATCGCCCCGTAAACGGTTCCCCTGGCGGCATCGGTGGCGCTGGTTTCGCTCGCCCAGATCCCGGCGAGTTCGCGACGGCGCTTGGCCTCGCGCTCTTCGCGCATCTGCGCCACGCGCTCAGTCTCGCTCTGGGCAGGAGCCTCGCCCAGCACCCGGTCCCAGAACATGCGGGCGTCGGCATCGCTGATCGCCTTCGCTGCCATCATCTCGCAGGCCACCTTGGTCGCATCCCGATTGTCGATGCAGAGCTTGTAGGCGCGGGCGACATCAGCGACCGCACGATCCAGGCCCTCATTGTGATGGATCCCGTAGCCGCTCGCCAGGGCGGTGGGCGACCAATCCTTCGCCTTCGCGTTGTCGATGCGCTTCATCTGCGCCTGCTTCCCGCCCTCCGCCGCCCGCATGGTGTTCTGGCAGACCACGCGGATCATCGTCGGCATCACGGTAAGGGCGCGATTGTTGCCGTGTCCGTTGGTGATGAGCATATACATCTCGGTCGCATCGTTTCCCAGGCTGAAGCCGAGATCGGGCAGTCGGGCGAGGCACCAAGTCGTTGCGCCCTTGGTCCCGAGCGCCCCGGCGGTTTCCCAGACCACCGACTCGCCGCCGATCTGACGCATGAGCTTCACCATTTCATCGTTCTGGAAGACGCGGAAGGTGGAGGCGACCACCGCCAGATCATCCTTCGTGTCGCCGCGCTGCAGGAGCTTGAAGCCGTCGATGCCGTGATGGGTGGTCATCTTGTCGCCGCCGATGTCGATGGACTCGGCGCGGTAGATCGGCTGCTCGGTCACCATCCAGTTCAGACCGGCGGCGGTCAGCAGCTGCTCATCGGTCATCTCGGTGGAGACGATCTGCCCCAGGCCATGCCATGCGCTCTGGCGCAGGCTGACGAAGGACGCTTTGCCGTTGGTGATGTTGATGTTGTGGGCCATGGGATGGTTCCTTTAGAAACCGGGTGGGGGTTGGGTGATGGGTTGGGTTCAGGCGTTGGCGGTCTTGGATTTCGATGGGCGGTAGCCGCCGCTGGGCTGCGGCATCTGAAGCTGGGTCGATCCCGCTTCCTGGGCCAGCTTGCGGGCGGTTTCCATCATCTGGTCGATGGTGAAGCGACCGGTGATCGTGAGGATCTGGTAATCGATCCCCTGCTGCTCCAGGCAGGCCAGGACCGCGACCGCGACGGAGCGGTTTAGGCACTTGTGGCTGATCCCCTGGGCGCTGACGCGGAGGTAGCAACCGCCGGGGTTGGAGGCTTCGCCCGGCTGCTTGGGCAGGCGCGGCTGGCGCGGCTGCCGGATCTTCTCAGGGCTGGCCGAGTCGCCCAGGGGCAGCGGCATCGTGATCCCTTCGCGCATGACGGCGAGCATCGCCGGGCTGATCCAGATCCGATGGATCGCGCTGCCCGCATCGGCCTCGCAGACCAGACCGCGCTCGACCAGATCCTTCAGGCTCGCAGCGATCTGGCGGATCGTCATGCGCCCGAGTTCAGCGACCGGGATCTCATCAAAGAACGCGCCCGCCTCCCGCCCCTGGCAGGCGCGATTGATCGCGTACCAGACGCGCAGGGTTCCCTCGCTCATCCCGGCGAACCAATCCTTGCTGGGCGCGAGTTCCGCTTCCTTGGCATCGGCCTTGGCGATCACTTCGTCGGCCCACTTCTCGGTGATCGCGATCTCGGTCCCGACCACCGGGACGCAGGAGTAGAGGCCCGAGCCATACCGATTGCGCTGCCACTCCAGGTTATCGTGATAGATGCGGACCGTGCGCTCGCCCGCGCTGGGGTGGCCGGTGGTGAAGGTGCCGAAACCATCGAAGCACTCTGGCGCGGTGGTGATCCATTCGCTCGTCTGGTCGATGGACTCCTGCCGCCGCTCCGCCGCGACATCCTCCTGGCGCGGGTCGAGCCTGACGATCTTCGCGAAGGCTTCGTCGTGCGCCTGCTCCGCCGCGAAGTCGCGCCCGGCCAGGGCATCGGCTTCCTCGGTCGGGTTCACCGGCGGCTGGTCCTGGTCGGGACGGTTGCTGATCGCGATCTCGGCGTCGGTCGGATCGCCAGCGCCTTCCTCATCTTCCGGCAGGATGAAGCCCAGGGGCTTCGGCTCGACCGGGGCAGCGGGCGGATCGGTCGGGCCGTCGCACTCGGCATCGAACTCGGCGTTGGTCATCCAGCGGGCATCCTTGTCCTTCAGCGGGCGGGCCTCGCTGCGGTCGGGGTTGACCCAGAATCCATCGGCGGTCTGGATCTCAAAGATCCCGGTCTGCCTGCTGCCCTTGGGAATCGACGGGTCGAGGACGCGGGCGGCGGCGATGATCTCCTGCGGGGTCATCTGGTGCGGATCCATCGCCAGGGTGACGCTGAACATCTGGGTCGATCCTCCGCCATCTCGGTTCCAGCAGCGATGCATGAGATGGACGCTCAGGCGATTCTCGGCGCTCGCCTTCTCGGCCTGCTTGTTTATCTCGGTCATCTGGTTCTCGCAGACGATGCGGACCGGGGCCGGGTCGGCGGTGATGGGGGTGGTGATCTTCTCGACCAGGGCGGCGAGCAGGGGTTTCAGATCGTTGACCGGGGCGCGCATCTCGGTCGAGTCCGAGTCACTGGCGATGGCGAGGATCTCCAACCACTCGGTCAGCTGGTCGGCGGTGGGCTGGGTCGAACCTTCGCTGCCGCAGAGCCGCGCCCAGGTGAGCAGGCTGCGGAGGAAGGCGCGACGGACATTGCCGCGCATCTGGCGGTAGGCCTCGCGATTGATCTGGAGGGAGGGGAGCAGGATGTTGGCGTTCGTGGTCATGGGATGGTTCCTTGGATCGGGTGATGGGTGGGAGGAAGTGGGTGGGATTAGGCGGGCAGGGTGGAGGCTTCGGCTTCGATCTGTTCGACCAGGGCGAGAGTCGAGGGGAGGGAGGCGGTGTAATGCCCCCGGCAGAGGGCGAGCATCGACTTCACGAAGGCGCGCGCCCCAGCGGCGTCATTCTGATACTGGCAGGAATAGATGATCGGCTGGCCGAGCGCGCTGGCGAGCGCCTGCTGAAGCTTCTGAATGTCGGTGCTGACTGGGGTGGGCATGGGATGGTTCCTTGGATCGGGTGATGGGTGGGAGGATGGATGGTGGATCAGATCAGATGGGTCAGGGCTTCGTGGGCGAGATCGGAGGCGAGGTCGAACCGCTCATCCAGATCGACCACCGGGGCGATCCCGGTCTGGTGGAGGGCTTCGGCGTCATCGGCTTCCAGGGCGCGGATCGCTTCATCGATAAGGGCTTCCTGAAGCTTCGCGACCAGGGCGCGGATCCGTGGGTGCTGATGGATCCGGTCGAGGGTCGGGACGCGGGCGCGGGTGTCAGCGAGATCGGGCATGGGTGGGATTCCTGGGGGATGGGTGGGGTGATGGGGTTCTGGGCAGGCTCCCTTATCTCAGGGATCCACAAGGATTCAAGACGAATCCAGGGGAATGGAGAACCCGTTATCTGGCAATGGGTTATGGCGAGCCGGGCATTGACTCGGAAGCAATCGCCCGGTAAGGCAATGGAGTGCCTGCCCTCCCACCCCCCCTCTCCCAGCTGGATCCCGCCCAGGGCGCTCCAGCCGGGCCAGGGATCGCCCAGGGCGAGGATCTGCCCAGCGACCAGGGCGATGGGAGGGGGGGCCAGGATCCTGCCCAGGATCGCCCAGGATTCGGGCCTGCCCTGGCCGCTGCCCGGCTGGCAGCTGGCATCCCATCACAGGCTGCGCTCGCCCGGCTGGCCGGGATCTCCCAGGTCGAGGCGAACCGATACGAGCGCGGCGGTCGCCTGCCCAGCCTGCCCAGGTTCGCCCGTCTGGTCCTCCTGGGCCAGCTGGACCCCGCCCCCCTGCTAGCCGCCATCGCCCCCCTGGATCACCCATGACCAACGACTCCATCGATCAATCGCCTGCTGGCGCTCCCGATCTGCCAGCCGATGGCCTGGGACATATCACCGAATCGCTGCGAGGCCTCGCGGTCACGGTCGATTCCCTCATCACCGACCCGGCGAACTCCCGCCAGCATCCCGACCGCAATATCGATGCGCTCAAGAACTCGCTCGCCAAGTTCGGGCAGATGAAGCCGGTGGTCGTGCGCCGGGCTGATCGGGTGGTGATGGCAGGGAATGGAACCCTGGCAGCCGCGAAGGCGTTGGGCTGGCCGATGCTCGCCGCGGTCATCGTGGACACCGATGCGACCACCGCCGCCGCCTTCGCCATCGCGGACAACCGCACCGCTGAACTCGCCACCTGGGATTGGGAGGCGCTGGGCAAGACCATCGACGGGCTGACGCAGGACGGATTCAATGTCGATCTGCTGGGCTTCTCGGCTGACGAACTCCAGGGCATCGCTTCAGCGAACTATGAACCGCCTGCCGAGAGCGACGAAGAGTTCAAGACCACGGGCGATTACCTGACCCACAACATCAAGTGTACGGCAGCGCAATACGAAGTCATCGCGAAGGCAATCAATAGCCTGAAGACCAAGGAAGGATCTGGCGACATCAGCGACGGCCGAGCGGTCGAACTGATCTGCCTGGACTTCATGGCATGACGATCATGTACCTGGGCTGGGCCAACACCTGGATGCTTCCGATCTTTGACCAATGGGATTGGAAGCAGCATCCCATCGATATCCTGCTGGCCTTCAACTACACCCGAGATCTCGCATCGCAGAAGGCTCGCAACCCTCGCGTCGGTGAGATCCATGCCCAGGTGCGTCGATGGTTCCTCGACTCGGGAGCCTACTCCGCTTTCAACTCGGGAGAGGTCATCGATCACAATGCGCTGATGGCCGAGCAGAAGGCCGGGCGATGGGATGACATCGCGAGCCTGGATGTGATCGGTGATTGGAAAGCGAGCCGGGCGAACTGGTATACCGAGCAGGCGGCAGGCGTCCGCTCCGCGCCGACCTTCCATATCGGTGACCCCTGGGAACTCCTGGCTGAATACAAGACCGTCGCGCCGAAGATCAACCTGGGCGGCATCGCTCCGCTGCGCGATGACAAGCGCCTGCCCTGGTTGCGCCAATGCTTCGCTCGCGGCTGGCCCCACAAGTTCCATGCCTTCGGCGTGATGAGCGATGCGATTTTGAAGGAACTGCCCTTCCACTCCTGCGATTCGACCGGCTGGTACCAGGGCGTGGTGATGGGCGGAGCTTCCATCCTGCCGAACGGGAAGGCGCAGATCGGTCCCAAGACCAACACCCACTCGCGCATCCGGCAGGTTCGATCCCGCGCCGAGAAGTATGCCAGCCTTGGCCGCTTCCTTGAGCAGAAGTGGTCCCGCTCCCTCCGCTCCATTCCCAAGCACAAGGAAGATCCATGACCGCTCCCATCCACACGCTGATCCTCTCCGGTGGCCTCGATTCGACCGTCCTGCTGCATCATCTCCACGAACGGAAGATCCCGGTGCAGGCGGTGTCGATTGACTACGGCCAGCGCCATCGCATCGAACTCTACTACGCCAAGCGCCATTGCGACGGCCTGGGCGTCCCCTGGTCGGTGATCGATCTGACGAGCCTGGGCAAGCTGCTGCCGGGATCCTCGCAGACCGACCGCAGCATCCCGGTTCCCCTGGGCCACTACCAGGATGAGTCGATGAAGGCGACCGTCGTGCCGAACCGCAACATGGTCATGCTCGCGGCGGCGGCTGCCATCGCCATCGCCAACAAGGGTCGCACCATCGCCTATGCCGCGCACGCTGGCGACCATGCGATCTATCCTGACTGCCGCCCCGCCTTCGCGAAGGCCATGCGCCGAGTCCTGAAGGTCTGCGACTACGAGCCGGTCAAGCTGGTGGCTCCCTTCATCGGCAAGACGAAGGCCGACATCGTCCGCATCGGTCACAACCTCCGCATCGCCATGAATCAGACTTGGTCCTGCTACCAGGGAGAGGACATCCATTGCGGGAAATGCGGCACCTGCGTCGAGCGCATCGAAGCGTTCAAGCTGTCCGGGGTGGTCGATTGGACGGAGTACCAGGATGAATCACAGGCGCAGGCTGGGGCGCAGCCGTGAAGTCTGCCATCACCTGCACCCGGCTCCTGGCATTCGACGCTGGGCATCGGGTCTTCGGTCACGAATCGAAGTGCAGCCATGCCCACGGCCATCGCTACACGGTCGAGATCGAAGCCCGCGCTGACGCCGAACTGGATGACCTGGGCAGGGTCATCGACTTCAGCGTGCTGAAGGCCAAGGTCGGCGGCTGGCTGGATGAGTTCTGGGACCACGGCTTCATCGTCTGCCGCAAGGATCCGCTCTGCGCGATGCTCGCTCTGATCCCGAACTGCCAGGGCGGGATGCAGAAGCATTACATCTTGGAGGTCAACCCGACCGCCGAGAACATGGCCGGTCACCTGGGCGCTGCGATCTGCCCTGAAGTGCTGGAGGGAACCGGCGTCGAAGTGATCCGAGTCCGCATCTGGGAAACTCCGAACTGCTTTGCCGAATGGAGAGCGCCATGGGCCTGAAGACCTACCGCGTCAACGAGATCTTCTATTCGCTCCAGGGCGAGGGTCATCGGGTCGGCTGCCCGTCGATCTTCCTCCGCTTCAGCGGCTGCAACCTGAAGTGCGCCAAGGCCACGCATGGGTTCGATTGCGATACCGAGTGGATGAGCGGCACGGACATGACCGCCGAGCAGATCATCGATGCCATGCGCGTCCACGGCGCTTGCGATTGGGTGGTCATCACCGGTGGCGAACCCCTGCTCCAGCTGGATGACGAACTCATCGATGCGCTCAAGGACGAGGACTACATGCTCGCCATCGAAACCAATGGGACGAAGCCGATCCCGCAGAAGATCGATTATGTCTGCGTGTCGCCCAAGGTGGCCGAGCATGCGGTGAAGCCGACCGCCGCTGATGAACTCCGGTATGTCCGCGCCCATGGGCAGGGGATCCCGAAGCCATCGGTCGTGGCTCGGCATCTGTTCCTCTCGCCCGCTTGCGATGGACCGGAGATCGACCAGAACAACCTGCGGTGGTGCATCAAGCTCTGCCTGGAGAACCCCGAGTGGCGGCTGTCGGTCCAGACGCACAAGATCTGGGGGATCCGATGACTCCCGAGCGAGCGAACGAACTGCTGGATCTGGTCAGGCATAACCGAGGCGGAGCCGGTGGCCGGGCGAGGGCGGAGATCTTCGCCGCGCTCACCATCCAGCCTGCTCCTGCTCCTGCCGAACCCGATCCGCCCACCCAGGCGATTGCCCGTCAGCCATCGCCCCTGACCAGGAAGCCGACCCGATGAACAAGACCGTCCTGACCTACCAGTTTGTTCGCGAGCGCCTGCGGGTGGTGGATCGTCTCGGGGTCCGCGTGTTCGGGATTCCTCGCGGCGGGCATGAAGTGGTGAAGATGCTGGCTTACGCAACGGTGGTCGATCATGTCTCCCAGGCCGACATCATCATCGATGACATCGTAGACAGCGGGAAGACCAGGGATGAATGGATGGCGAAGGCTCCAGGCAAAGAGTTCTTCGCGATCATCGATAAGCAGAGCGATCCCAAGGATGCCGCGCTTGGCTGGGTGATCTTCCCCTGGGAGAAGGAACGCGGAGAGGATGCGCCCCATGACGCGGTCCGGCGGATGCTCCAGTTCATCGGTGAGGATCCAGACCGGGCTGGCCTACGCGGGACACCGGATCGGGTCTGCCGCGCCCTGGCCGAGATGTGCGCTGGCTACGCGATGGATCCAGCCGCGATCCTCGCCAAGCGGTTCGCCTGCTCGCATGATGATCTGGTCATCGTCCGCGACCTCCACTTCACCAGCCTATGCGAGCATCATCTGATGCCCTTCGCCGGGAAGGTGAGCATCGGCTATATCCCATCGGCGGAAGTGGTCGGGCTATCGAAGTTGCCCAGGCTGGTCGATTGCTTCGCCCACCGGCTCCAGCTACAGGAGCAACTGACCACCCAGATCGCTGACGCCATCGAACTCCATCTGCGACCCAAGGGCCTGGGCGTGGTGGTCGAGGCCACCCACGGCTGCATGTCCTGCCGGGGCGTCAGAAGGCACGAATCGTCCACCATCACCAGCGCGGTCAGGGGCCTGCTCCGAACGCAACCTGCTGCCAGAGCGGAGTTCATGTCCCTGCTCCAGACCCGCTCGCCATCCCTGTGACACCGATTGGCACCCTATAAAGGACCGACCGAATGAAGGGCAAGAAGCGCGAGATCACCGACGAGCAGAGGCGCATGGTCCGAGCCATGGCCGCGCATGGTCTGGGCTGGGCGCAGATCTCGGAAGTCCTGGGCATGCCGATGCGGACGGCGAAGCGCCTGCTCCTGAAGGAATACCAGGGACAGGCCGCGCATCGGAACCTCGCCGTCGCGATGGCGCTCCATGCCAAGGCGGTTGGATGGGTGGAGCGAGATGCCAGCGGGGCGATTCGGAAACGGTACCCACCCGACACCGTCGCCTGCATCTGGTGGACCAAGGCGAGGATGGGCTGGCGCGAGGCCGAGGGTCCGATGACCGCCGACCCAAACCAGAACTCAACCGCGGCTATCGTCATCCCTGGGGCTCAGATCCCACCGATGCGGCAGGAGCAGGAGCAGGCGGCAGATGCCGGCTGACCGCAGATCGATCTGGCAGGGCAACCAGCCGCCGCAGCATGGCTTCCTGGCCGATCTCATGCCTGGGTGGACGCTCTACCAGGGCGGCTACGGATCGGGCAAGACCTGGGCTGGAGCGCGGAAGCTGCTCGCCCTGCATGCGATCAATCACGGATCACCTGGGGCGATCCTCGCGCCCACCTATGGCGATCTCTGGAGGGTCTGCGTCCCGGCTGTGATGGAAGCCGCCGCCGAGATCGGGCTGGCGATCCGCGCCTTCCCTGGGGCGCATGCGGACATCCGCTATCCGCATCTGCTGACCATGGGCAGGCCGATCATGCTGGTCAGCGCCGATGAGCCTGACCGCATCGCTGGATGGGAGGTCGGGCATCTCTGGGTCGATGAGGCCGCACGCATCCCGATCAGCTTTGATAACCCGCGCCGGGATGCTCCGACCCAGCTGCGCGGTCGCCTGCGGCATCGCAAGGCCCGCTCGCTCGCCGGGGTCATCACCACCACGCCAGAGGGTCGCGATACCTGGGTGCAACGGGATTGGTTCGATGACGCCAAGCCAGAGCATCGCCACTGGATCGGCAGGACGGTCGCGAACTCCGCGCTGGATCCCACCTATGCGACCACCCTGAAGGGAGGCATCGGAAAGGATCTGGCCGAGCAGTACCTTGAGGGGAAGGCGATCAGTTACTCGGCGCACCGGGCGCATCCGTCATTCGATCCAGCGGTTCATGTCCAGGCGATCAAGCGGCAGCCGCATGCGACCCGGCATATCGGCGCTGACTTCAACGTGTCGCCCATGACCTGGGTTCTGGTCGAGCAGCTGGCCGATGGATCGATCAGCGTGCTGGATGAAATGATCCTGCCCAATAACGGACAGGTCGATACCGGGGTTCATGCCTGCCACGCCAAGGGCTGGCACCTGGGCGATGATCGCCACCCGCTCCCGGTGGTCATCCATCCCGACCGATCCAGCAAGCGGAGATCGACCACGGGCGATCCCGAGGTGGTGGTCATGCTGAACACCGCGAAGGCCCTGGGCTGGTCGGTCTCGGGCGATGCGTTCGGCGTGAACCCACCCATCGACTCGCGCATCAACCTACTGGCGCGACTCATTATGGATGCGACCGGGAAGCCGCATCTGCGGATCGACCCGCGCTGCGTCAAGCTCATCGATGATCTGGAGCGCACGGCCAGGAAGTCGACCGGCTATGATCCCGGCCCGGCTGGAGATCGTGGTCATATCCTAGACGCCCTTGGCTACGCCTGCTGGGATCTCTGCCAGCCTGGGCAGAAGGCGACCGCCGGGAACTGGCGGCTGTGATGATTCCCTCCGCTCCGATCCTGGGTAGCGTTCGCCTATGATCTCCTGCCGCCCAACCTCCACCGGGCCGGTCCCGGTGCATCCTTCCTTCACTGGCGATGCCACCGCTCGCCGCTTCTGGCGGCTCTCGTTCCGCTGCGGGCGGGAATACATCAGCGGGACCGACGCCCTGGGCCAGAGCATCCTGGTTCAGCATGAGCGCGAGGAAGCTGAGTCCTATCGCCGCCGCCTGCGGATCACCAAGCCGCGCAACATGACCGGCCCGATCATCCGTCGCTATAACGGGATGGTGTTCAAGAAACCGCCCGTGCGCGATTCGCAGGCGGATGAGTTCTGGCAGGACTTCTGGAAGGATTGCGACGGGCATGGAACGACGATCGATGCCTTCATGGCCGAGAGCCTATTGCACGCCCAGGTCGAGCGCGAGTGCTACATCGTTCCCGATGTCCTGGGCAATCCGGCTGCCGGGACCGTCGCGGCAATCAGAGCCAGCGGCTCGCGCCCGATCATCGCCCGCATCTCCGCCGATGGGGTGGTGAACTGGACCGAGCAGAACGGCGTCCTGGTCGAATGCAGCATGATCTGGCATCGCAGCGATGGAGTGACCGTCCTGCGGTGGTGGGGCCAGAAGGATCGCCAGGACTTCCTGCTGGATGAACGGCAGTTCGCCAGCGGTCAGCTGGTCATCACCGGGGTCGAGCCTCCGGTGGTCCATGGCTATGAGCGCATGCCGGTCCAGCGGCTCCGCCCGAACCTCGACCCACTGGGCTACTTCGGTTCGACCGGCGGCGATTCCCAGGCCGGGCCAATCGCTGAGTCGCAGCAGGCGATCACGAACCTGCTCTCCCTGCTGAATGAGGAAATCAGCAACGTCACCTTCTCGCAGATGATCGCCAGCGGCGTAAGCGATTCACAGGTGAAGGATGTGATGGTCGGGAATACCCGAGTCCTCTGCCTGCCCAACCCGGCGAGCAGCGTGCAGATGATCGGCGCTGACCCTGCCCAGGCGACGAGCATCCGCGAATCGCTGAAGGATGAAACCGATACCGCGCTGCGGAACGCCGGGGTGATCCAGGGAGGCGAGCAGGCGCAGAGCGGGGTGGCCCTGGCCTTCCGCCACAACGACATGGTCACCATCGTCAGCGCCCTGGCCTGCGGGACCGAGGATGCCGAGAACGATGTCACCGTGACCATCGCTGGAGGCTGGGGGGTCGATGCTCCCGCGCCGACGAACTACCAGGGCAAGGATTCCGATCTGCCCGACTTCGCGGGCGAAGCGACCACCCTGGTCAGCATCGTCAGCAACGCCTCGCTGCCGATGGTCATCCGTCGCAAGGTGGCAGAGCGGTTCGCGGGTCGCAACCTGGGCATGTCGAACGATGATATGCAGGATCTACGCACCGAAATGGAGGCTGGTAAGCTGGCCCTCGACTCGCTCCGCACCGGCAATCCCTTCCCAGATCGCGAAGGCGGCGGGATGGAGGACGCGAAGCCCGAGATCGCCACGGTCGAGAAGGTGCAGGATACCGCGCTCAACGGGGCGCAGATCGCTTCCCTGGTCGAACTGCTCTCGGCGGTCGGCGCTGGCACCCTCGCTCCCGAGGCGGCGGTCTTGGCGATCACCAACAGCTTCCCGGTCATCGATGATGCCGAGGCTCGCAAGATGATCGCCGCCCAGGCGAAGCTGGAACCGCCCGCGCCTGCTCCAGCCAAGGGAGGCAAGCCGCCAGCCGAGTCTCCCGACCCCGAGGACGAGGCGGAAGATGACGAAGACCCTGAAGACGAAACCAAAACCAAACCGGAGTAAGCCATGTTACGTTCCCTCGCCCCTTCCTTCCACGCCGTTCTGATGTCGCCCGATCCTGCGGGCGGTGGAGGGACCGGGACCGAGACTGCCAAGGTCACGCTGCCGGGCGGGGTGGTGATCGAACTGCCCAAGGCCGATGCCGAGAAGGTGATCCTGGCGAACCAGAAGGCGAACGAAGAGCGCGAGTCCCTGGCGCGGAAGGTCGGCGCTGCCGAGGCGGAACGGAAGTCGGCGGAGGACAAGGCGCGGGCAGAATCACTCGAGAAGGAAGCGATGAAGCTGGCGAAGGATGGCGAAGTGGCGAAGGCCACCGAGATCCTGACCCGCGAATCCAACGCCCGGCTTTCGCGCCTGTCGATGAAGCTGCGTGACCAGGAAATCGACTCGACCATCCGTAAGCTCGCGCCCGGTCTTGACGATGCCGCAGTTTCGGATATGCGTACACTCATCGCCTCCCGTGCAGCGTTCGATGCTGAGAGCGGCAAGACGGTGATTCTGGATGAAGGCGGGAAGCCTCTCCAGAAGGACGGACAGACGGTGGACGCTCAGGCGTACCTGCCCGGCTGGCTGGCCGCTCGACCCCACTTCCAGACTGCCAAGACCCCGACCGGCAACGGCGGTGGTGGCGGCGGAATGACCACGGCAGGAACGATCCGCGTGGCCGATCTGCCCAACCTGACCCAGGCGCAAGCCGAGGCCATGCGGCAGGGGAAGCTCAAGGTCGTGGACTGATCCCGCCTCCAGCCTTCACCATCAACCTCCCACCGGAGATCTCCCATGGCCGCCACCCCGAATACCCTCACCATTCTGATCCCGACGATCATCGCCGCGATGCAGCGCGTCCTCCGCAACCAGGGCGCACTCGCCAATCTCGCCGTGCGCGATCCGTCGAGCGATGCCGCCGGTCTGAACCAGAGCATCGATCTCCCGGCCAGCGCCGTCCAGGCCGCCTACGATGTCGAGCCGGGCGCTACCCCGCCCGCCCTGGTCGGCACCACGCCCGCCAAGAAAACCCTGACCATCGAGAAGTACCGGGGCAGCCGCTTCTCGTTGACCGGCGAGGATTGGAAGGCCATCGCCAATCGCGGTCCCGACTTCCGCCTCATGCAGGTGGACGAGTGCATCAGCACGCTGATCGATGAGGTCTGCGCCTACATCTGGGGCAAGTACGACCTGCAGAGCGGCTACGCGGTCGGCTCGGCTGGCAGCAACCCCTTCGCGTCGAACCCCGACATCCTCATGGATGGCTGGCAGACCCTGAGCGAAGCCAAGTGCCCGAACATCGGTCGCATCGGCTGCGTCGGCCCGAGCGAGTGGGCGGCGGGCGGTAAGCTCGACCAGTTCCAGAAGACCCTGGAAGCGCCCCCCGGCACCAGCTTCGCCAACGCCGCGTTCGGCATGCTCGGCAACTTCGCCATGACCTGGGACCAGCAGATCTCCCGCCATGCCACGGTCGGCACCGCCGCGAACTATGTTCTCGACGGCGCGCAGGCCAAGGGCGCGAAGTCGATCCTGCTGAAGACCGGCACCGGCACCCTGCTCGCGGGTGATGTGGTGACGATCGGCAACTTCAAGTATGTGGTCAACAGCCTGACCGGCTTCGCCCTGGTGCTGAACTCGGGCCTGCTGGAAGCCGCGGCCGATGGCGCGACCGTGACCATCAACGCCGCCCACCGGTCGAATCTGCTGATCCATCCCGATGCGATGGTCCTGGCGATCCGCCCGCCGAGCGAAGCCCCCGAGGGCGATGCGGCCACCGCCGTCGCGGTCATCCGTGACCCGGTCACCGGCATCGCGCTCAGGCTCGCCCACTACAAGGGCTACCACGCGGGCCAGTGGGAACTGTCCCTGGTCTATGGCGCGGTCGTGCGCCGTCCCGAGCTCGCCGTCAAGCTGCTGGGCGTGTGATCCTGGCCGACCCTGCCGGGGTCGCTTCACCCTCGACCCCGGCCAGGGGAGGAACCTAGACCATGCCCGTCACGACCTCACACGACACCCAGCTGGATGCCCTGCTGGGTGCTTGTCGTTTGGCATCGGTCGCAGATGCCGCAGGGGTCGATTCCACGGCCTGGGCCTCGACCGCTTCGCCCAGGGTCGCCTGCTCCAACGGGCAGGGTTACCTGGGTGGACTCCATCGCGGTCGCCTGCCCTTCATCGAACTGTGGCAGCTTCCAGATCAGACCTGGGATCGGCAATCGGTCAGTGGCTGCGGGACGATGACCACCAGATGGAGGATGCGAGTTCATGTCAACGGACCCAGCTGGCAGACCGCCGATTCCCTGGCGCGGGCGATCCTCCAGACCGCCCTGGTGTCGATCCGGTCGGGATGGTACCTGACCGTAGGCGATGAAGTGATCGATGAACTCCTGCCCTCGCCGCTCGGGTTCTCCATCGACGCCGATCTGTCGATGGAGCATACCTTCAGCCGCGACACCTACGAAACCGAAACGATCATCCCGCCGGTCCCGTTCGCCGCCACGGGCATTGAGCCGGCGGAAAGCATGCAAGGGCTCGATCCGCCCGTCACGATAACCGGGGAGGGGTTCGCGAATATCGGCGTCCTTGGAATAAATATATCCGTCGACGGAGCCGGGGTTGGGATCGGGCCGGGCGTGGTATGGTCGGTAGTCAACGACACGACCCTTGTCATATCGTCGGGATTCGTCCCATTCGTAGAATATCTCGCGGAGCAGGCGTCCCTCATGCCCCCCTTCTCGGGGCGTGTCGTGGTGATACCGAGTACCAGCCCGCCCCCTTTCGTCACCTCACCGGCAATGACCATCCTCGCCTCACCACCAAACTAGGACATAAACTATATGAGCTTTCGCGATACCATGGTCGGCTTCATCTGGCGCGGACAGATCGCAGTCGGCAACGCGGCCACAGGTACCAACCTACTCGCGGCCATGAGGACCGCTGGATATACCGGACCGGAAGCGTGTGCGGTCAAGATCAGCGGCAAAGCGTTGGACGGCACCGACCGCTCCTTGCTCACCCTGGCGACCGCCCGCACCCCTGGGGCGGCACTCGTCGCTTCCGACTTCACGACGCACGGCGAGCCCATCGCCTCGGGGGTCGATTATGCCAACCCAGCCGACATGGATGCGAGCCTGTCGAACATACGGGCTCCCGGCGGCGCGACGGTCGCCCAAGTCATCGCGGTTTGGTAAGCTGCCATGCTCGGCATCTTCGCCCGGTTCTTCAAGCTCGGTATCTTCGGGGGCATGACGAAGGAGCCACCGTATATACCTATGATCCTCTCGGTAGATACCACCAAGACGAGCGCGGGGAGTTCGCCGAGTACAAACTTCCGGCTTCCGCTCACCGCGACCGGGGCGTATAACTTCACGGTGGATTGGGGCGACGGAACCGAGAGCGACATCGGCTCGTGGTTACAGGACGCCGTCGATCATACCTATGCCACGGCCGGCATCTACACGGTTTCCATTCGCGGCGTCTGCACCGAATGGTCCTTCAACAACACGGGCGATCGGCTCAAGGTTCTCGACGTTACGCAATGGGGCAACCCGGTCACTTCCGCGTTGAACTTCTACGGATGCGCGAATCTGACCGCTATTTCAGCTACCGACTCACCCGCCAGTCTCTCACTCGCAAACTTGTTCCGTAGCTGCACTGGACTGAATGTTGACCTGAGCGCCTTGGATGTTTCTAAGGCTCTGAATCTGTCCGGTATGTTCGCGGGGGCGATCAACTTCGCCAATGGCTTCCTAACCATGTGCATACCCGACAAGGGCAGATCCAGCGGCAGCAGTTACAATCAGATCAATACCAGCCCCGCGACCTACTTGGGCGTCACGCTCGCCGCTACGGCATCGGCCTCCGATACCAACCTCAAGCTGTACTCGTCCAAGACTTCCCAGGTCTATTCGTTCGACAACAGCGGCGGCAAGCTCCGCGTTACCACACTCAGCGACTACCAGAGTCTCGTCAAGGTCCGGTTCACGACCACCGACACGCTTCCAACAGGACTCGTCGCCGAAACCGACTACTATCTCGTCAGGCAGGGCAACCTGTCAACCAACTTTGTCGCTCCATGTTATCTTATTTCCTCCGACCCCGGCGGCACCCCGACCATTGCGTACGCGAACACTGGCAGCGGGACGCACACGGTCGTTGAGCAGGACAGCGCGGACGGCTGGGTGCTTGGCGTGGGGACGCAACAGTATTACATCCACGGCTACGAAAATGCCGGGGTGCAAACCGACTCAGCAACCGGGGAATGGTACACCCGTTGGATCTATCGTGAAGTCAGCGCAGTAAGTAAGGGCGTTTTCTACGTCGCTGGCAAGAGCGTCTACAGCACACCGGAAGCGGCGGAAGCCGAAACAGAGCGCACCGACCTCCCGGCGTTCCTGACCACCGACTGCGTGCTGGTCGGTCGCATCATCCAGCGGAACCAACTCGACAGCACGATCAATATGTGCGCTGTCATCGCCCGCAAGGTCGGGCCTGGATCTAATGGCATCGGTTCATGGAACGTGGCTAAGGCTACGACCATGGCAGAGATGTTCAGCGGTGCAACGATGTTCGACATTCCGCTGAACTGGAACGCTGATTCATGCGTGAACTTCTATCGCTTCCTGCATTACTGCAAGAACTTCAACCAGTCAATCAACGGGTTGCGAATCAATCCGCTTGGCTCGCTTACTGGTATCAACTTGTCGCAGTTTATGCGTGAGTGTCGCAACTGGAACAACGGTCAGGTCTGCTATCGCTCGACCGGCAGCGCACCAGTTACGGTCAATCTGGTTGGTGCTGGCAACTGTGATTCAGCTTTCAAGGAGCTGATCGGTTTCAATCAGAATATGGATGCTCTCGACATGAGTACGGCCACCCAGCTTGGTGGGTTCGTAATGTGGTGCATGGCATTCAACAACGGTCAGGCGGCAGGCGGAACGACCGCCCCGCTTCTGTGGAGTGCGGCACGCTCCAGTCACTTCCAGTATATGTTTGCCGATTGCTACCTATTCAACCAGGACATCAGCACGCTGCTTGACGATTTCGCCGGGGCCGATCTGACATTCTCGGCGTCGGGTGGTACGGTAACGATCACCCGTGTCGGTCATGGACTGTCGAGCGGGTCGGTCACGATCCTTGGCTCGTCAGACACCGGGTTGCTGCCGAACGGCACCTATACCATTGCGAACGTAACCACCGACACGTTCACCGTGACGGCTGGTTCTGGCACTGGCAATGGGACCGCGTTGTTGGGCTCGCGCATGGACTGGATGTTCAGAAACGCCTCCGCGTTCAAGCGGGACGTCGGCACGTGGAACGTGTCTGCTGCTGTAAACTTCACCGACATGTTCAACGGTTGCAACATCAATGAAGCCGGGACAACAACAAACTACGACAACTTGCTAACTGGCTGGGCATCCCGTCCGGTCGTGTCCGATAGATCATTCAATGGTGGAACGTCGAAGTATGGTGCTGATGCTGTCAACGACCGCGACATACTCCGCAACGCGCCGAACAACTGGACCATCACAGACGGAGGACAATACGTCCCATGACCACCATCGACCACCCCTCATCGCCGGTTTGGTTCGTGGCGCGGAACGAGGACTCGACCATCGTCCACTATGGCCGCGTCTGTCCGCAGACCCGAATGGACACCTCACAACCGATCGTGGAACAGTACGCCACCGAAATTGAGATGCTGGCGCGACTGGCCGAGCTTGGCGTCACCATTGAAAACGCGGGAGATTGAGATGCCAGATCCAACAATCGCCGGAGCATTCACTACGATGGACATCATCTCGGTGATCGAAAAGGTTGGGCTGGCAATCGCCACGATCCTGGGACTCGTCTATGTCCTACGGTGGCTTTCACAGGCGCACCTGCTCGCTCTCAATTCCCGTATCACCACCCTTGAATCGGTGGTCGCAAAGAGGGACAACCAGATAGAAGCCGCGCAATTACAAATCAATATGCAGGCGAACCAGCACGCGCATGAGATGAAGGATATTGCGGTGCGCCTCGCCACCGAGATCAAAGAAAACCGAGCCTTCAATCGCGAGCAGCATGCGGTCCTGGTTCGCCTGCTCGACAAGCTCGACTCCCGGCCCTGCATGATTGCCGAGTATCATCCGCATCCGACTCCGAAGCCTGCGACCCATCAAGACCTGCCGCAGCCGCCCACCGATCGCTTACAGACCCATGGATAGGCTCTGCGTCCCACTCCTGCTCGCCATCCTGGCTCTGGTCCTGGGATGCTCTGGTGATCGCCCCTCCGCGACCGATGGGCGTGATGATGCCGCGCATGATGCCGCCACCGCCGCCGCCATCGCCGCCGCCGAGGCCAAGGCCAGGATGGCGGAGGGGAAAGCGACCAAGGCCGATGTCGCCGCCGCCCAGGCGCGGGCCGATGCTCTGGCGACGGCGGCTGAAGCGGAGGATGCCCGGCAGGCCAAGCTACGTGCCGAGGATGAAGCGAGAGCGCAGCGGGAGCGAGCAGAGGCCATCGCAGAGGATCGCGCACGCCTGGGCTGGTGGGCCACGGCAGGCGGGATGGCTCTGCTGGTCCTCGCTGCCGGGGCCTCCGCCCTGGGCTGGTGGTACGGCCTGGGCAGACTCTCCCAGGGCATCGGCCTCGCCATGGGCGCGAGCGGTGGAGCCGCCCTGGTGATGGGACTATCCTGGGGTTGGCTGCCCATCCTCGCGGCGGTGATCATCCTGGGCGGTGCGTTGGTCCTGTTGCTGCGCCGGGCCAGCCGGGCGATCAGCGATCATGCGGAGAGGATGCATGCGGTCGATCCCCTGACTGGCGGGGTCGAGGCGAAGGTCATCAGCGCCACCGAGCAGGCGAAGGCCGGGATCTGGATGGCGGTTCAGCGCCTGCGTGGGAAGGATGCCGACCAGGACAAGCTGCGGCGATTGATCGGCAACCCGAACCCAGGAGCATAGGATCATGTTCAACAACTTCGGTGCGACCGTCGCTGATGTCATCTCCAAGTTCGCTCTCGCCGGCTATGTCCCGACCGACGCCGACTTCGGCGGGACCGCTGAAGTGCAGGGTGCGCTTGATGATACGGTGAACGAAGTGGTGCAGGCGATGCCCGCTTCTTTGCGGGATGCGATACAGAGACCTGATCTGATGCAGCTGGAATCCCGAGCGGCGGCGAACCAGACCGCCCTGACCCTGAAGCTGGCACCCGCCGTCGCTGGCAAAACCCATATCTGGGTCGGGCAGCCTGGGCAATTCGTCAGCCGACCGGTCCTGGTCACGAATCCCTGGGATCGCGGGGTGATCCTGACCGGCCTGAACTTCATCAATCCTACCCCGCCCGGCGCGGTGATCGAACTGCAGGAGGATCAGTTCACCATCACCGGGCAGGCCATCACCCTGGTCAGTGGCATGCAGCGCAACTCCATGGCCTTCGCCAGTTACGAAGTCGATGTCGAGGACGAAGACTTCGCGATGAAGTCCCTGGCGGCTCTCGCCGTCGATGGCGCGGCATATCTCCTGGGCAGCAAGGTCTACCCACAGGCCAGCAATGAATGGCCCTATGTCCAGCGGCTCGGGACCAGCTGGACCGATCAGCTTGCCGGGCTGGGCAATGGCGAATGGGTGCCTGCTGAGCTTCGCGTCATCCAGTGGTGGAAGGCTCCCGAGCCAGATGCCGCCGAGGGTCGGCTGTCCAGCGTTCGCCGCTACCGGGCATGAGTCCCGCCCAGGCAAAGGATCTGGAGAGGGCTGCCGCTCTGGAGGGGGAGTCGACCAAAGCGACCGCATTGGGCCTCCTGGCAGCCGCGGCGACGGAAGCCACTCGAGTAGTCCTGGCGGTCCAGAAGGACGAAGGCCGTGGCGCGGTGGGCGAGGCGGTGGCCGATCTCGCCCAGACCCGGGCGGAACTCTCTGGCATCTTCGCCAGGACCGAGGCCAGCCTGTCGGCGCTGATCCGTAATCGGATGACCCTGGCGGTCCAGCATGGGTTCGTGGCCGAGATCAAAGGCCAGAACGAAGCCCTGCCCGAGTCGGTGCGCGTGGTCCCTGGCGATGATCTTGCCGGTCTGTCAGGGTATCCGGTCATCGGCAACACCCCGGCGGAAACCGGCAGGCATAATGCCGCCACCTGGAGGTTTGGAGCCGAGAGCGTGGTCGGTCAGGCTGCCGCGTTCGGTGGGGTGGCGACCCTGGGCATTGCCATGCTTGACCTCGCCAATCGCTCGGCGGCGGTGGCAGGCCGGGCGGTCGAGGAAGCGTTCGTCGCTGGGCAGGGTGCCGCCCGGCGTACCATCGGCCTGAGCCTGCAGCGAGCCTTCCGTGGCTGATCCCAAGCCCATCGACCTGACCATCACCACCGCCGATCTACAGGCCGCGTTGTCGGTCGAGGAAGCCGCCGGTCTGGACAAGGGAGTTCTCGACGGGTCTGAAGTCTGGTTCCAATATCTGACCCAGGACGATGACCGGGTGCGCCCGACCCATCGCGCTCTCCATGGTTCAGTCTGGAAGGTAGGCGATCCAGAAGCGCCCGTTCCGCCCATCGATTACGGCTGCCGATGCTTCATGCGTTACGTTGCCAAGCCTGGGACCGATGCGGCGAAGATCCTGCCCGTGGCCCCATCGGAACCGACCAGCAAGGAAGTCGTGTGGCGGCGGTATCTCCAGGCGGAAGTGAAGGGATGGGAGACTGCCGCGAAGGCGATGGTCGGCGCTGATCCCGAGATCCAGCTAGAGGAAGCGGTCAAGGTTCTGGTCAAGGCCAACCCAGGGATGACGCTGACCGAGGCGCGGCTGACGGCGAAGATGATTCAGGGGCTCAAGGATCCGCCGCCCGCTGCGCCGGTCCCGAGAACCCCGCCGCCTGCTCCGCCTGCCGCTCCGCCCGCTCCGCCCGCGCCACCGGCTCCGCCTGCTCCGCCTGCTCCTGCTCCGCCGGCAGAACCGCCGAAGCCTGCTCCTGCTCCGCCGGCAGAACCGCCGAAGCCTGCGCCGGTCGCTCCGCCCGCTCCGTCGCCGCCTGCCCCGGCCCCGCCTGCTCCCAAGCCCGCGCCGGTCGCTCCGCCTGCCCAGCCCGAGCCGCCGAGATCCAAGCGAGCGAAGGTGGCAGGACCGAAGTGGCTGAACAAGCCCGCCGAGATCCCGGTCAATGGGAAGCCCAGGGACAAGGGCGTGGACAATAAGGGTCGTTGGACCGGTTCTCTGCATCCATGGCAACTGACCGATGAGATGAAGGCTCGGAATATCCAGGGACAGATTGACTTCGATGGTGAGTGGATGAAGGCTGGAGAACGCAAGCAGCGTCTCCTGGTCGGGGCGATCATGGAGGCATCGCATTGGGGACAGCTAAATGGCGACACCACCGACATGCATTGGGGGTTTGAACTCGGCTCGCCGGGCGTCGGCGCAACCTGCTATTCCAATCCGGCGTTCAGGAATATCAAGTTCAACCGGGCATCATCCCTATTCGCCATGGGCACTGGGATCACCAAGGATCCGCCAGCGTTCGGGAAGGCTGGGCAGCCGGGCGGAGCAGCCCCGTTCAATGTGTCATTCGATCTACTGGGGACCGTCCTGCATGAGATGGCCCATGCGAAGACCCGATATCCGGTCATCCTCGCCACGCATAGCAAACCCCTGCCCAAGAAACTGGAATCGATTGTGCGTGAGACGGTGAGCCAATACGCCGCCGATTCCATTCCCGAGTTCATCGCGGAGGTTAGGTCTGGTTGGCAGCTGGGCAGGCGATATAATGCCACCGTGATGAAGGCCTATGCCAAGTACGGCGGTCCATTGGAAGGAATGATCGAATGACAGTCATCGCTTCTCCCTGCGCTACCTGCATTCACCGGGATGCCGAGCAATGGTTCTGCAAGGCATTCCCACAGGGTATCCCGACCGTCGTAATGTTCAGGAATCCGCATGCCAAGGTGGTGCGTGGACAGGTGGGCAGATTCATTTACGAGCCGACCCCTGGCGGTCCTCCGATCACTGACTTCAGCAAGCCGCCTTCGTTGGTCTGAACCATGGGCATCGATCTCTCAGGTCTGAAGCGGATCAAGGACGCGAAGCCTGCCATGCTGAATGCAATCCGAGCAGCGTGCGAAGAGTATGCCAACGGCGGCTTCAGGGCGGAGCCAATCGTCAAGCGGCACTTCACCGCTGGCAACCAGGGTCGCTACGGATGGAAGTCCCTGTCACCCGACTACGCGAAGTGGAAGGCGGAGGGATCCACGAAGATGAAGGGCGGCGTCGGCTTCCTGAAGGAAAAGGATCGTGATGGTCTGAAGGCCTTGAAATCTGGACTCCGTCGCAACAAGATCAAAGGCGCAGCCGCGAAGCAGGCGCTGGATGATTACATCAACAAGGCCAGGAATTTCAGGCGAGCCAGCAAGGCCGACAAGGCTGGAGCCGGTGGACTCCCGATGCTGGTCCTGACCGGCAGCCTGCGCGACAACATCACGGCAGGCCGGGCGGTGATCCGTCAGACCGGACCGAATTCCTTCCTCATCACCTGGGCTAACATCCCGGCCTACTCGATCTTCCACCATGAGGGGACCGGCAAGATGGCGAAGCGGTCGCCCATCGAACCGAACGATGAAGACCGCAAAGCGGTGATGGATGCCGCCCGTCGCCATCTACGAGCCGCCCTGGGCATGCTCGGGAAGGTGACGGTCGGCGGAGCGCCCGGCGCGGTCCCCAGGGGGTGACTTCCCCTGGCGGGCAGAGCGCGTAGGCTGCGGCCACTCGACCACCCACCAGGAGTCTCGCCATGGCTTGCGTTGTCCATCTTCTCTCGTCAGCGACCCATGGCGTCACCGCCATCGCTGATGTCCAATCGGCCTCCATCGATGAGGGCGGCAGCGCCCAGGAATACATCACCGCCGACGATCCCGATGTCCAGCTGGTCGCCGTGGACCGGATCGCCGCGACCGTCACCGTGACCAAGCTTGGCTACTCGGCCACGCCCGCCATCGGTGATGTCGCCGCCTCGCCCGGCCTGACCCTGGTGCTGAAGCCCCGCGCCGAGGGCAAGGGCGTCACCGCCTCGCCGGTCAACATCGTCTTCGCCAAGGCCGTCTGCACCGGCAAGGGAAGCGGGCCGACCATCGAAGGCTCGCCCAGCTATACGATCACCTTCCGCTGCTACCCAGCCCCGGCCTGACCGTGATCGATCCCGCAGAGCGCCTGCGGTCGAACATCGACCCGAGGCGCGGAGCCGTCGTAACCACCAAGGCTGGAGCCGCCCTGGTGATCCTGCCCGTGATGATCCGACCCATCGATATCCTGGCAGGCAAGTCTCCATCCTGGCATCTGGATCTGCTGGAGCTTCGCAACGCCTGGGCGATGGCGCAGCGACTTAGCCGCAAGCCGGATCTGCCTGCCATGCTGGTATCGACCGTCGCCCGTGAGGCGGTCGCTATCAGCTACGATATCAGCGGTGGCGTGGTCGATGAGTGGTTCAGCGATGATGATGGCGAAGCCATCGTCAAGATCTGCACCTCTGCGATGGGTGCAGATATCCACTCAATCGCCCAGGCTGATATCAGACGCCGCGCCCTATCAATCGCCCTGGCCGGATGCGGTGACATCCCGATGACCTCCATCGAACTCGCGGTCGCAGCTGACTTCGCGGTAAACAGCGGGCGAGCGCCAGAGGGAGCCTGATATGTCAGACGGTCTATCGATCCCGGTCAATGCGCCTGGACTTCCTGAGACGGCGGCCGGGTTCGACCGGCTGGATAAGTCCGCGACGGCTGGTGCCGGTGCGATGGTCAAGGCATCAGCCAGCAGCGACAAGATGGGAGCGAGCCTGGATGCCATGAAGCGGAAGATGATGTCGGGAGAAGTGATCCGAAACACCGCCGCCAGCTTCGCCCTGCTTGCGACCTCTGCCGGTGGGACCACGGACAAGATCGCTGCGCTCGGTGGGGCGTTGGCATCGATACCAGGTCCCATCGGCATGATGTCCGCAGCGGTGGCAGCTGGAGCGACCGTCTGGGGTATCTTTGGCAAGAAAGCCAAGGAAGCATCTGACGAGGTGGAATCGCTGGGGAAGAAGCTGGTCGATCTCGGGAAGGCTCGTGTGGCTGGACTCGATGCCCTGGCTGACCGGATATCTGGAGCAGCCGCCAAGGTCGGGATGGATCTGCGGGCGAACTTTGCAGCCGGTGGTGGAGGCAAGGGCGTAGGCCAGAGCCTATACCCAGGCGATGCGAATAGTCCCATCAAGCTTGCCGGGGCGCTATCCTCGTCTGGTCTGAACGAGCAGGGCAAGCAAGATGTACTGTCGAGCCTGAGCGGAGCGCGGAGCATTGGTAAGCCGCTCACCGATAGCCTGCGCGATTCCATCATCAACGAAGTGCAGTATAGGCAGGAAGCATTCGCGCCGGTCAGTGAGGATGTCATCATGGCTGCTGCGAAAGCTCGAGATGAAGCCGCGGCCAGGGGCGGTGGCATCTTTGGTACCAGCACTCCGTTCCGTGGGGTAACCGGATCCGAGGGCGATGTCGGTGCGCGTGGAATCCTGCGCGAGATCACCCCTTCAGATCAGCAGGAGGCTCTTACCAAGGCCTTCGCCAATATGAGTTCTGAGCCTGGGCAGAACTTCCTGCGCTCGATCAACAGAAGCGAATCACCTGCCGTCGCTGAGTCATCCCGCACGATCACCGATGCAACCTCGTCAGGGGCCATCGCTGCCCAGGCGCTCAAGGCGGCGACGGATCGCAATGCGACCTCCACCATCCAACTCACTACGGCCATCATCGAACTGGACGCCACCATCAAAGCAACCAAGGGAAAACAGGAGGAAGCCAGGAAGCAGGCGTACTCGGGTTGGCGCTCATTCTTCAATGGATCTGAACCGGCTACCAGCCCATGACTATATCCATCGGACCATTCACCGTCGATGCCGCCGAGGGGGTGCTGAAGCCAGCGCTCGGATCGGTCAAGATCAGCATCGATCCAGCGCCTCCGGTCTACGACTTCTCCATGGCGGTCGGGCAGATATCAATTATCAGAACCGTCCGCAGCTTTGCGACCGTCGCCCTTGCCTTGACCGAGGCCCTGAGTTATCGCGGAGCCTTCGGCGGTGCGATGATGTACAAGGGAGTCCTCTGCTTCGTTGCTGATGTCAAACCGGATCATCGGGCCGCTCGCACGGGCAACGCTGGGGAGGGCGTGGCAGAAGCCGAGTGGTTCCTGGTCGCTGCAGTCGGGTGGGTTCCATGAGCGTCACTATCGGCGGGCTGGTCTATCACGGCGCGAGCGGAACCCCATACCCTGCGGTCAATCCAGACCAGCTGGAAGCCTGGGCGACCGCCGCAGAGGCGTTCCGATTCCAGGGATCACCGCGCAAGGATGGCGGCGAGATCACAGCATGGCTGGACTGCACCGAGTCCGTGGCGCAGCGGCGGCTGCTCGACCAGGGCGGGCAGATCGGTTATCTCATCACCGTCACCTATCCGCATGGCAGCATCGACAACCTTATCATCGCCAAAGTCAGTGGCGAATGGCAGGCGCGGAAGGGAACCACCAATGGCGGAGTCCTGGTGGTGCGGATCGTTTTCGACTACGAGAACGATAAGCATAATGGTGACACCGAGAAGTCGCTGGTCTGGTGCGAGACGGCTTCTGCCCTGGCTGGGCCATGGACGCAGCAGCCCGATTGGGCCTGCATGGGATCGCAGGATGGTCTTGGAACCTACGCAGGCGATGCCGAGGCCAGCATTGTCGATGCGTTGCCAGATCTATCGCAGATCGGGAAATGGGTGCGGCTGGTGCGTAAGGATGAGTATCCCACGACCAAAACCGTCGAATGGGTAGGCACGATCCTCAACGCGCAGGCGCATGGAAGGCGTGATCCTTCTACCGGCGTGAAGTGGGGAACGAAAACAACCTACCAGTTCGGCGGGGTGGCTGCGGTCCTCGCCAGGCTCTACCCTACCGAGTGGAGAGCGACCATAGAGGGCGGCGAAGACTTCGGCGGTCCCGGTGGAGCTGCGACATCACAGGTGGTCAGCGGCATATTCGATTTCAATTCCGATGGTGGGAATGATCGCGGCAGCGCGGTAGTCCAGGTCGATGCTGCCACCATCGTCGATGGCGGAGCGATGCCCGAGGTCTATCTGCATGCGCCAGGGACTGGATCACTGGGCGATCGCTGGAAGGCTCATGAGGCTCTGCGAACCTTCCTTGCGATATGCCGCTATAACCTGGGCGACCAGCTGCCGATCAAGATCCCGACCGACTACGATGCGTTGATGGACTACGAGGAAACATGGAGCGTCGGTGGGCAGTCTGTTCTCGACTTCATCGCGCAGGTTCTCAATCCAACGGTCAAGCGGACATTCCGCCTGGAAGCGGTCTGCGGCGAAGCTGGAGTCCTGGGAACCGGCTTCGTGCGCGTGGTGCCTATCGACCTGGAAGCCACCGGCAGCGAGATCGATGTCAGCACGAACTCAAACTCAACCTGGGACGTCAATATCGATGGAACCCAGACCGCTGATCGGTGGTATCTCGACGCTGGGCCGCGTGAGTTCATCGCCACCGTAGATTTCAATGCCGCATCTGGGGAGGATGGAACGAGGGGATGGACCGGTGCCGATGCGACCACCTGGGATGCTCGCACCGGGATCGGCAAGGTCGATTCCAAGATCTTGGCGGTCTGGTCCCGTTACGTCATGCGTCGGGATTGGATGCTGCTGACCGCGATCGGTCCGCGCATCCCGAGTGTACGTCAGGTGACGCTCGACCAGGAAACCGGAGAACTCGACGGCAATCAACCGATCTATCCTGACGGGGTGTACGGTGGGCTACGGATCGCCCGCACCCTGCCATTCGGTCCTGGTGCAGACTTCTCTGGCAGCAGCGATACGCCGATCACGCCGCGCTCTCCGGTGACCGGGCCGCTGGTGTTCTGGTTTAAGGGGACCGAATACACCTTGGCGCATGAGGATTACCAAGTCCAGGTCGAGTCGGAGATGGCGGGCATCACTCTGGGGCGTGGCGGTGATGACCAGACGAAGATCAAAGCGAAGCTGGCTGACGCGAACATCATTCGCGCCACTCTATCGTTCGTTCACTTCCTGACTTGGCGGGTGTCCAAGAAGTCGGCTGCCGCCAAGCCTCGCACCGATGCTCCGCGCCTCACGATGTCGAACCTCCGACCTGGCATGCGCCGGGTCGACATCATTCAGGATACCGTGGTCGGACTCACCGACGCCACCACTCCCGTCCTCGCGGCAGCTGGTCGCAAGGATAACGGACCGGATCTCGCTGGCTTCGGTGATGCATTCAAGAAGTGGTTTCTCACCGATGCTGGATCACTGGTCTGGACCGCTCCAAGCGTCGACTCGTTGACGCCGGTGCCCGGTACCATCCTGTCGCAAGTGAAGGTGACGGTGACCGCAGGACCGCCGCCGACCGTTGGGACGATCGCTCTGGGCGGCATCCCGGTATCGCAGCGGCGAGTCTCCTGGGATCGCTATAATCCAGGCGTCACCTGGAGCGCCAGCAGGATCATGCCTTCCATCACTATGGGAGGTAAGGGCGCGGTGGTGGCGCAGAATGGCAACGCTCCGGTGAAGGCATCGCCTGGAGCGCACCTGCATCCGAACCCGAACCAGAACCGGTGGCTATGATGGATATGGAAGCAGAGATCCGCGAACTCCAACGGGAGATGCGGGGGATCCCATCGCGATTCGCAGGTGGTAGTAGCACGACCGCTGTCGATGTCATCACGATGTCAAGCGGTTCTGATACGCTAACATCTATTTCGGGCGTGGCGTACCGTGGCATCGCGGTTCCTGCGTCCGCGATTACATCCGTACCAAGTGCCACCCCGAGCGGCTCATCTCCTGGCCTTGGTGTCGGGTACTTGCGAGGGGTCGCGGTTTGGATCGCGGTCAAGGTAGACGCAGGCGCGGGGGTAGTGACGGATACTGTAGCCGCTATTCCGAACGGCCAGACATTCACGACACGCAAGGCGGTGGATATGCCGGTGGCGGGGGGCGGTGGCATAAAGGCAAAAGTATACCTGCCGTGGGACTTCTGACATGTCTGGCCCTTATGGAGTTACGTCGTATAACTATGTATATACTATATATGATTGGGATGTTTTACACCTGTATCTAGCAGACGCCGCAAAACTGAGCGGCATGTACCGTCGCACGTTCTTCAAGGATTCGCTTTTCGACCCTAACGGAGAAACGGGAACATTGGTATCTGATGATAGCTCGCGGTTTGAGCGTGGGCAGTATAGTGGCGGCTTGACCCCTGGGCGGGAACCATGGGACGCTTTGCCTCTGATAGAGAAATGGGCAGGTGGGACACCGGGGGGACGGTATGTATCGCCAATCAATAACTATAAGTCCCTCGCGATACGAAAAGACGACAATCTTGGATGGTTCACAAACGTGGAAATAGACCCGCGGTATGGAGCGATAAACATCGCAGAAATAAACGCACTCATCGACGGTTGGTACTATGGTCGATCTGTTGGTGATTGGGTCATGCCTTCGGTGCATCACAGCGATACCCAGACTCCGGTGCCCATCAACCCGTTGCGGCTTTGCGTCACCAAGCCGAGTATTTCACGCGGTGGATTCTCCCCGTTATTCAATAGCGATCCAAGACTGTCGGCTTCTGGTGTATTCACGACCCGTGGGCCGGTCGGGCATCGCACCCGTAGGTTGTTGCCCGATGTGGTTGGGATAAATCCGACCCGCCAAGTGTATTGGCATTACGTAGACGGCACATGGGGAATGGCATGGCTTCCGACAGGTGACTACCACGAAGCCATGTGGGGGTTGCCGCCAAGTGTTGAAATTGGGATGAATGAGATTGTGACAGGCATGGTGTTTGACCCGACTCCGACCCGCACGATCAAGCTATTCCTTGAGCAACAGAAGGTCGTGAAAACCGGGGCGAGCTGGGACTACGTAACAGTATCTACAGAGGTCCATTCGCAGAGTGTCCCGATTGTTGATACCTGGGACGGACAGCCGTTCCCATCCGCCAGACGGTGGTCATTCTTCCTAGGGTTGACCGCCGTGACAAACATCGGGACGCTTGCATCGGACACCGTGGGATTCCGGTATCGGGCTGAAGCACATTCGTCCACCGGGTTTCTTTCGTACGGAACACCGTGGCACAAGTTCCCCCCCGACAGCCGGGCGTGGGGCAATGCGTGGGGCGGTGGGGAATCCGAAACGTACCAGATTGGATATGTAACCCCGCTGGATGAACCCTAAATCCTAGACCCGTGAGCGTAAGGCCGAGCGTGCGTCCAGCATGGAGGCCTGCTCCCGAGTTAATGGATGCCCCTTGCTCAGATCCATGATCGGCCAATCCATCATCAAGCAATCGCCCTCGACGGTCACCCAGGCGAGGATGGCGACGCCACCGGCTCGGCGCACTGCATCAAGCGCCTGGATCTGATGATCCTCCAGATCAGATAGGGAGAGCTTGGCTGCTTGCCGTTCCTTCACTTCGACCAGG